TCGGGAATGCCATGGAAATGCTCCTTGAATGAAGTGGAATGGATCATGTCGTCGGGCTTTCCGTGATGGGTGGCGGGGCCACTTCACCAGGCTCGCCTGACTGGGAGCCTTTCAACTTCATTGCCATGCGTGACTGTTGAACAGTCGCACGGTATGGCGCAGGGACATCATCCCTGTCAAGCCCTCGGGCAGGAATCACCATCTCCCCGAGGATTGCTCTGGCAAGATATTGGCTCAAAGCCTCATCCCGCCGAACGCGGCTTCGATTGCCCCTCGCAGGGAACCGTCGCCGGTGTTGCTCTGCCCGCCGCCCCCGGCAGGGGCACCCGTGATGCTGGAAGCCGCATTTTTGGCGCGGAGCGCCGCTTGGTGCTGTGCGGTGGCATTGCTCATGCTGCTCTGCCTTTCCAGTTGCCCGTAGGTATCGGGATTCATGCGTGTAGCTCGACTGTACGCTTCGTCCATCGAAAGCACAACCCCCCGCCGTGCGGCGATGTCGATGAGGTCTGCCATGTCATCCCGCACGTCATCGAAGAACGGATATTTGGGATCGACAGCCATCTGTTCGATTGTTTGGGTGATCTCTTGGGCTGCACGTTGCTGCTGATCCTTTTCGCGCTGCATGATCGGCGCGAGCGCCTGCTGTAACTGCTGCTGGACGATGGCGCTGATGTCGGGCGCGGCTGGGGCGCCGGCCGGTGCGCCGGCCGCCCGACCATTCACCAGCGGGGCAAGAGCCGAGTCTAGCTCCTCGACGCTGACCCCGTACTCCATGATGAGCTTCGCCATATATGCAGCCTTGTCCCGTGGCGGCGCGGAGGAAAGGATGTGGTCAGCCTTGAACAGTCGATCCACCGCCTCAACGGGATTAACCCCCATCACCTTGACGCGGGCCATGTAGGGGGTGACTGTGTTTCTGAACTGTTCCGCCAACTGTTTGTCCGGCGCGGCGCTGCTCAATGCCCTGGAGATTTCAGCCTCGCGCTTGTGGATTTCCTGGCGGGCCTGGAGCGGCAGCGCGGCCCATTCGCCTTTGGCCTCTTTCTTCCATGACTGTGGCGCACGGTCGATCCGGTGCAGCCTCGCCTCCTCCGCAGCCTGCTTCGGGGTCTTTTCACCAGCGGGCGGCTCGTCAGCAGGCTTCGGCTCGTCAGCGGGCGGCTCGCCGGACTTCGGCTCGTCAGCGGGCGGCTCGCCGGCAGGAGGTTTCTCAGAAGCAGCAGGAGGGTCTCCAGCGGGTTCTGCCGCAGGGGGTGACTCGGTGGGTGCTGCGGATGCGGCTTCGGCAGCAGCGGCTGTTTCCGCCTCTGCTACGGCACCTTCCAGTGCTTCTCTGAGTTCCATGATGAGTTTTCCTTAGTTATTGCGGAAGTATCCGCGTTGGTCTGCAATCTGGTGCATGGTGCGCTTGGTCTGCTCACGCTCCCTGGTCGGAAGCTCGTAGGGTTTTACGGCCGGTTTCGGCGGCAACCCCTGGACCTCCTGCATGGGAACGACTCCGTGTCGGGCACAATGGTCGCGTAGACCGGCGCGGCCCCGCACCACACTCCCGTCGATGGTGCTGACAAAGTCGGGAATATCCCCAAATACCATGGGAGCGGTCCCGCTGGAATCGGGGAGAAGATCGACGCCTTTCTCGTAGGCGATCCCGTTGATGTACACCCAGCATCTACGCGGCATTCTGCGGCTCCGGTTGGTTGGCGGCTTTGTGAGCAGCGATGGCCGACTGTTGCGCGGCCTTGGCAGCGTCCATTTCCATTTTGAGAGCGAACTCCTCACGCATCTGCCGCATCTCCTGCATGAACATCATCATCGACTGTCGCATTTCCATGGCGAACTTCTGCTGCTCCATTTGGAACTCCTGCTGGCGAGCCTGCTGTTCCATTTGCAGCTCCTGCGCCTTCATTGCAAGCTCGGCCTCCGACTCCTGCTGCTTCCGCTGGCTCTCGGCCTGGGCCGCCTGCTGTTCCATCTGCATCTTTACCCGCTCAGGATCGGGAGGGGGAGGCTGCTGCTTCTGCTGTTCGATCTCCTGCTCGAACTCGGCAATGTACTTGTCGAACACGCCTTCCAGGTCTTTGCTGACCCTGAAACCAGCAATACCAAACTGGAGCATTTGCAGCATGAGCGGGATCAACTGTGGCGCACCTTGGCCGACTGTTGAGGACGATTGCAGGAACGTGGCGACAGCGGTGAGGAACTCGGTGCGCTCGGTTTTCTGCTGGTTGTAGTCGATCATCGCCATGGAGTCCGACTGTATGGTGACGCGCCACTCCATTTTATCGTCGCTCTTTAACAGTTGGAGGGCGGGGACTACCAGGGACTGATCCTCGGGTGCCATGTTCTCGACGTTCGCCATCTTCGCCAGAATGACAGGGTCGAAGTGCTTGCAGAGGATTTCTGCCTTGATCTGGAGAATCTCCTCGGCGAACCGCGTAACCTCGTCCTGCAACCGCTGAATGCGAACGCTAGCGAACTTCGCCTTGAGTTCCTGGGCACCCAGGGTCTCGCTGGCCTTGCTCGCGCCGCGCACGATGTCGCTGATGCCGGTCAATTCGTAAATTTGCCCCTTGATCGCCTCGCGGTGGGCGTTGAGCTGCCCGAGTGCCGTAACGACGACCTCCAGAGGGAGCCAGTCGACTTGGCCTTTGACACCGCCTTTTTCGGCGAACATTGCCCAGTTGTCCACGGGAATGAGCGTGTTGTCCGACCCCTCGGTAAGCATCCTTTGAATGCCATCGGCAGAGCGGTCATAGACACCCGTAACCTTGCAAGCAATGATGAGAAGGCTGATGCGATTGTTGACCTCATCCAGTTCTCCATACTGGTCCTGCAACATCGCATAGTCGGGCTTCGGCTTGCAGTTCGATGTCGTCAGGTTGGCGAATAGCGGCTTGGGACATGGCTCGAAGTGCTCGTCCAGTTGGAGCGGGTCGTGCTTGACCTCCAGTATCCCCTTGGCGCAGCTCTTGCTGAACCAGATGACATTCTTGGACTCCAAGTCCCAAATCTCGTATATACATGCCCGCTTCATAATGATGTTGTCGGGCGTGACCTTGTCGGACATGGTTTTAGACTTCGACTGGTAGTCCATGCCGATTTCCTTGCCGACCGTTTCGCCCCATCGGGCGATGCAGGCATCCCGCGTCATCGGCACCTTCCGGCCCACCCACCGGCGCTCGGCCCACACGCGGCAGGGCGACCACAAGAAGTCCTCCCAGTAGACATAGTCAATGGCAATGTCCTGGTCGGTTATCTTTTGAAGCGGCTCTCCCTCATCGTCAAGGGGTGTGGTGCCGTCCTCAAGCGCGTCAGCATCCGCTGTTTCTGTAATGAGGCGCAACCAAGCCGTCCCAAGCCCGGTGATGAGTCTGTCGGAGACAGCCTGTCGCATGACCTGATCGAAGTCGCACTCAGGCTCGGCCATGTCCTGCTGGATGGAACGCTGGAGAATGGAGCCTGCCACCCGCGCCACGTCATCGTGCATATCCATGAATTTCCGGGATACATCTGCCGTGGGAATATTCGCATAAAGACTGGACTCCATGATGCCAACATTAGTGTTGAAAATGTTGATCCACTTCTGGCTGGTGTGGATCGCGTCCCTGTCGTCGATGAACTTGGCGACTGTGCGGTTCGCCGCACCGTGGAACTTCTCCAGCTCCTTCTCGGCAGCGCGAATCTCGGAGTTCCACCGCTGCCGCTTGCCCTCGTCGGTATCCTCCAGCTTCTTGAGACTATCGACTGTGGATGCATTCGATCCTGCGTCCGAGGTTCCCATTACTTGCTCCTCAGTGCTTTGGAGGTCATGGCTGCCCTGAGCATCGCGCCTCCGGTATCCGCCTTGTTGAAGTCCTTGGCGACCTTCATGGGTATGCCCACCTTCGCGGCGAACGCGGGATTGTGGGCGGCGGCGGCCATGGTGCGGGCCTGTTTAGGCGATGTGCTCGGCATTATATCCTGGTGCCTCCTCTGAGATGACGTGAATGGTTCTCGAACAGTTCATTGAGGTTCGCGTCGAAGAACGTCCCTCTAGGGTCGCCGGCCGGCTTGACTACGGGCGCGGGCGCGGCACGGGCGATACTTGCCAGTCTACGCCCAATCAGGGACAGGGCGTCAACCCCGTCATCGACCCCCTGCCCCGTCAGGTTGGGGAAGCCCAGTAGCTCCTTGACCAGCCAGCCGTTCCAGCCGGCCCGCTTGAGGAACACCTTGCCGCGCTTGAACCAGCCGCGCAGCGGTGCGGCGCGGGTCTCCTTGTCCTGCCCGCGCATGGGTAGCATCCGCCAGGGAACGGCGATGCCGGTCTCCCGACACTTCTGCGCCAACAGTTGGACATAGACCTTCGCCATGTTGTCGTCGTCGATGAGGCTTTCAACGGGGTGGTAGTCATTGACCAGCGCGAGGTGCTTGTCGACGGTCTGTTCGACCGATGTACGCGCTCGGTGGGCATCGACGATGAACACGTCCAGGTTACTGTCCACCCCGACTGTGATGTGCACCGAATAGTCGCCGGTGTTGACGGACAGCGCGAGGTCGGTGAGCAGGTAGTGGTTGAGCGAGTCCTGGGCGGGGATGATGTCGACGATCTTGATCTCGTCGACCGACACCCAGCTCCCCGTGTCAGACGGCGGCTCCTGCTGGTACAGCGTGCGCCACTTGTAGTCGTCCCGCTGGGCATCGACCACCATCTCCTCGGTGAACCACTCCGGCCACAGCCGCTCGCCAGGTGCGCGGCCTATGGGGTCGGGGTTGTCGGGGTTGTCGGGGTTGTCGGGGTCAACGGGGTTAGCGACCATCGGGATGGTCAATATCCGCTGCCGGCGCGTCGGGTTCTCCGCGTTCCGGTCGATGAGGTAGCCGGCCATGTCGTTCCGCGCCAGCCGCTGGCAGATGAGTACGGTCTTGGCCCCCGGCTTCAAGCGAGTGGCGAAGTCGGTCTCATACCAGTCATGCATCTTCTCCAACTGTGACATCGACTGTGCCTGCTCGAACCCGCTGATCGGGTCGTCGATCAGCCCCAGGTCAGCCCGAAACCCCAGGATGCCCCCGCCCACGCCCGCCGCGTAGAACTCCCCGCCCGCTGTTGTCGCCCACCGTCCCGCCGCCTGACTCTCCTTGGACAATACCGATTCGGGGAACACCTGCTGGTGCTCCACGCTGTTCACGATCCCCCTCACCTTCCGCCCCCACTTCTCGGCCAGCTCCGAGGAGTAGCTGGCGGTCAAAATATGTTTGGTGGGCCATCGCCCAAGAAAGTATGACGCGAACGCAACCGAGGTATAGGTCGATTTGGCGCTACCGGGCGGTGCGAGGATGATGAGTTCGTCGTAGAGGTCGGCCATGAGGTCGTCGATGGCCCGACAGATGACCAGGTGATGCGCGGCCGGTTCGACATTGATGACCCGCCGTGCGTAGTCCTCCAGGGAGCGGGCCGCTCTCTCCCGACTGTCCCAGTCCTCAACGAGGAGCTGGGTCTCCGGTGGGAGCAGGAAACTCGGAATCCCGTTGTAGAGCACGACACGGGGGACGACGAGTTGGGGCGAGGCGGGAGTGGCCGAGGGATTGGCCGAGGGCGTGGGCGATGACTGTGGTTGGTCCGATGAGGACAAAGGACACATGTCGGCCGGCAGCGGCAGGTTGGCGAACCTGTTATCCAAGGGGGAACCCTTCCCCGTCGAATATCGACCCACCATCGTCGTTACCCAGGCCGAGGCTGTCCATGATCGCCCGTTCGAGGTCAGCTTTTGACATCGTGGAGGGGTCCAGCCGGGTCGTGGTGGTCTGCTCGATGTGCTTGACCTCACCATACCTGCGCCGGTTCCAGACCCCCAGCAGCCACTTCCTGGTGTTGATCCTCAAGGTCGAACGCTGAACATCATCCATCGACATCGAGCCGTCCTGTTTGACCCCGTCCGAGATTCGCAACAGTTCGTCCTCAATCGCCTCGGCCCCGATTGCCTTGGCGACCATATAGGCCTGTTTCCGTTTCTCGTCCCGATAAACCCACGACCTGAACCTGCTGGGAACGATGGGCGTGTGGTACTCCCGACATACGGTGTCGAGGGGGAGTCCATCCGCTACGCGCTCAAGAAAGGTCTCAAACGCGATGGCGTATGTCTGCTCCCGAAGGGCATTATTAGCTCTTGACTGGTCCTCGGTAAGCTGGAGGGATTGGTCGCCCGTGGTGGTCGTGGTGCTCATGGCGCGACTGTAGGGGACGAGTACACATCTGTCAAGAAATGTTGAACGACAAAACTGGGGAAAAATTGGGGAAAAATAAAATAATCTGTTAATGCCTTTTGCATTTTCAGGTCTACTAATGAGGGGTGGGCAAACCCAAAAACCGAAAATTTTTGAATGTAGCGAGGGGTGGGGGCGGCTTCCGAGTCGATGCCCCCTGCCCGCGACCCGGGGGGTGGGTGCGAGGAGTGGCCCACGTGATCCCGCAGGCAAGGGCGCAGGCAAGGGCGCAGGCAAGGGCGCAGGCAAGGGCACAGGCAAGGGCGCAGGCAAGGACACAGCCGACTGTGACTGTGCCCGAGATCGACTGTGCCCGAGATCGACTGTGCCCGAGATCGACTGTGCCCGAGATCGACTGTGCCCGAGATCGAACTGTGCCCGAGATCGAACTG